GGTGGTCGGTGATCCTCCTTGGCCGATCGAAAATATGGAACCGCTCTGACTCCAGCCGCAGCGCATCGTTACAACGGACGGCTGCTTGAAAGCATGGTCGGTGATCGCGGCGCCGTCCTGTACCGGATGCGTCGTGATCGCAAGCTCGTCCTTGTGCTGCTCCTCGATGACGACCTGAGGGATTATGCCGTTGATGCTTCGCCCTTGCCGCAGCAATACATCCTCAAGCTGGCCTGCAGCGGTGGTAAGCGCGGCGCTGAACAAGCTCATTGCGCAGCGACCTTGAAGTTGCGCACCATTCGATCGTTGACCAGGTTCTGTTCATCCGCGATCGCGCGAGCCGTTGCACGAGGCGCTTCCTGTCCGCTCACGTTGATGTTGACCGTCTGCTGCAGAGAATTTCCAGCGCCCGTTCCCTTCGCCACGGATCCATCGCGCGCGAGTTCCGCTGCATAGGGGTTGCGGCCGTTCTCCTGCATGATGATCCCGTTGCGCAACACGTTGATCACGTTCGGATCAGACATGTCCAGCGGCTTGTTTGGATCAACCCCGAGCGCGTTGGCCAAGGTTTTGGTGTAGGCGGATTGGTCCGTGGTGGACCATCGGTGCGCGATATTGGACGCAGTGTTGATGCCTTTACGGCCGTAGGAACGAAGGTTCGCCGCGATCGCATTGAGCCCGGCTTGCGGCGTTGGGAAAATTGCGAAACCGTTTGGATCAGCGCCGGTTGCGCCCAAGCCGCGCGTGAAATCGTTGTAGACCAAATTCCCCGGATTGTTGTTGCGGATGCCGCGAGTCGTGCCCGATGGCAGCGATGCAGGCGTCGCGGTGTCCGGGTGCCCATGCTCATAGGTCTGACCCGTAATTTGCCGCCAGAGCTGGCCCACGAAATGCGTGAGGCTGTTGACATCCTTGCCGGCCTTGCCGTCACCGCCGGCAGCATTGATCAGGACTTCTTTTGCGCCGTGCTCCGCCTCGTGAACTGCCGGCCGGAGGGCCTGGATACGCGACATCACCCACTTCCCGGCTGCCGAGTGCTCCATCTTGTCGACGATCTTTTCGAGCCAGTGGAATGCATCAGCAATCCATCCGCCCATGATCTTGAAGCCTTCGCCGGCCTGCCTCGCGAGGTCGCCCAGAACTGAGAGCGTAGCCTTCGCGAGATCGATTTCAGGCTTCCACTTGCCCCAGTCAATCAGGCTCTTGCCGCCCTCCTCCCATACCTTGAAGTCTTGCCAGAGCAGGAGGATGGCTGCGCCGAGCGCCGCAATCCATCCGATCGGACCGGAAGCGATGACCACGGCGATCCCGGCGATGATGCCGGTCCATGCCGTGATCGATTCGATGTTCTTCCGGGTCTTGATGTCGAGCGAGTCCCACCAGTGCGCCAAATCACCGATCCATTCGATAATCTGGCTGCCGGCGGTCATGAGGAAAATTTCGCCGGTGGCTTTCAGATCACGCAGCTGCACCATGAAATCGTGCGCGCGTTTGGTGGCCTTTTCCGAGTCGAGTCCGAAGCGCGCCAGCATCTTCTTGTAGTGGTCGCCAAACTTGTCCGTTCCCTGCTCGAGCGCCACGAGCGTCTTGTAATCGATGCCGAAGGTGTTGGCGTACGCGACCGCGCGATACTGTGGCATCTGCGCCAGGCGCTTGCCGATGTCCTGCATGATCTCGGCGGAGTCGCGCAGCTCGCCGTTGGCCTGACGAGTCTGGACGCCAATGCTCTCGATCAGGCTGTACGAGCCCGGATTGCTTCGTAGGAAGGCGGCGAACGATTCAAGCGACCCGAGCGCGGCATTCGCACTGGACCCCATCTGCGAAGCGGCAAAGCCGAGCGCTTGGATATTTTCGGCAGAGGCGCGCGTGCGTTGTGATGCAAAGTACAGGTCTTCGAGATTGCTGGCGATCTTGGCTACGCCGACAGCTACAGCCGCCGCGGCTGCCAAAGTTTTGGCACCGAGAGCTACCACCTCTTTGGTGGTGGCCTTGATCGACGTGGTGAATTCGCGTTCCTGCGATTTGTCGATCTTGTAGCCGAGTCCAACCAAGAACTCTCGAATGACGTCTGCGCTCATTTCTGCTTCGCCGCTATCAGTTTGTTCCGGGCAACTACGGTCAGCGCATCGTTCATCAGCGCAATGTCAGCAAGGTCAAGCGTGCCGTCCTTCAGGCTTTCGAATCGGCACATGCCGTGCACGATGGGGCGCAACAGCCAATCTTCCCCGCCCGGCAGCGCTTCCCAGTTCAGGCCGGCGTCTGCGGTTTCAGCGCCGAGACGCCGGCGGAGAAAAAACCTGCAAGGTTGTCCTGGATTACCTTGACGGCTATCTGCAGCATCGTTGAAAGGTCAACGTCGTCGAACATCAGGGCCTTCGTGTTGGGCGCGTAGACGTTCGCCCACGCATTGCCCTGTTGCCGCTGCACCACGCTCAAACATGTTTGCAGGATGTAATCGCAGTCGGAATCCGGCATGTGGGCAATGGCTTCCGCAACGGGCTGCAGGAGTTCGGTGAAGTCCGTTTGCGGGCTTTCCGCCAATGACGCCATGCCGCTTAGCACCGGCGCCAGGCGCCGGCTGACGTGAAATTGCTTGAAAGCGTCGAGCTTTCCGCTGCGGTATTGCTGTCCCTTGATCTCGAATTCCATGGCTTAGTACGTCCCCAAGATCGAGTCGATGGACACCGCATTAAATGCCCATTCCAGCATCTGCCCATCCTTCGAATAGACGATGCTGGGTTTTTTCTTGAAGGCGACTCCGCGCGCGCTCGTGTTGTCGCTGCCGCCCGTATCGGTCACGGTGATGATGTTCTGTCCGTGCATCACCGAGCTGGTCGTCTGCAGGTCGTACATCGCCATCAGCTTCGCGTTCTGCGGCGAGGTCTTCAGCAACCGCACAGTGATCGTGCCGGACTTGTCAGCATGCAAGCTGTGCATGCCGGTGCCGTCCGCGCCGATGGTCATGGTGTCTTTGTCACCCGCCATCTCGATCGTAATGCCTTCTTCACTCACGCCGGCTCCTTGGCCGATGTTGAAGGACCCGCCCGGGCCGACGATCGTCGCCTGGACATTCAGGAAGCTGTAGGTATTGCTCTGGCTCATGTCTGGCTCCGATTAACGGTTGACGTTGATGATCACGTTGGCGAAGTGGACCGCGCCGGCGAGCTTGGCCGCGATCTGCAGCGTAGGCGCCTTTCGCGCTTCACGATCGGCCTGCGATTGCGTGGCCACACGCGGCGCGTAAACGTAGTAGCCCTTGGCGAGCGTCTGGCCTTGCACGATCGCACCGAAGCCGGGTGCGTCCCAAGTGCCGGGCGCGCACAGCCCATTGCTGACGGATTGATCCATGGCCACTTCGGCGGCGGCCACGAGCTGGTTCACGCCGGCATCGGTTTGCGGGATCTTCGTCGGGTTGGTGTAGAGCAGGTTATAGATCGCGGTCTGCAGGTTGTTCTGCATCCAGTCCACGCCCTGAACTTCATCGAAGTAGCTGCCATCGCACATTTGGCCCTCCTCGATGATCGCCGTCGAGTTGTTGTAGTTGACGAAGACGTTGCAGTTCTTCGCCTTCAGCGTAGCCGCCTGCGTTTCCGTCAACGTCTCCGCGGTCACGCTCGGCTCCTGCTTGAACTTGAGCGTGATGGTCGTGTTGTTGGCGCCGAAGTCGACCGTGAAGGCACGGCCGAACAAGCTCGCCGCCGCGTACAGGCTGGAACTCGAGTACTGCACGAAGGTGCGGCGATGCTTGGCGGCCTGCAGCACGCTGGCGATATCGTCCGTGTGCGCCGGGTCCAGAACCGACGAGTTCTGCGTGGTGATGCCGAAGATGCGTGTCGGGTTGGCGCCTTCGATGAAGGTCGCGACGGCTTCGTTGTCGGCATCGGCCCACGGCGTCACCGGAGCGGCGAACAGCCCGTACCAATCGGTCGATGCCGTGGCGCACGCGGTCACGCCGGCGACAGGTGTTTCCAAGGCGGAACCGACCGCGGAACGGCCGCCATCGGTGCTGCGCAGAAGCATCAGCGGGCCAAGATCGGTGCCGGCGCCTGGCGCGGTCGCGAACGACACGGCAGACGTTGCGCCGGTGCTGGCGCTGGTGATCACGAAGCGCCCGTTGACGGCATCCCATACGCAGGTCGCTGCATCGGCCAAGGCGGCGGTAATTGCAGAGGCCACGCCGTTGAGATTGGTCTCGGTGTGCAGATCGACGGCGGTCAGGTTGGTAGGCGTGCCGTCGATCGACAGCGTCAGCGAGCCCGCGGTCACGGCGGTGAAGTTCGTGAGCGCTTGCTGTGCGGTGGAAAGCTTGCCGCCGAGCAGTCGCCCGGCCGTGGCGGTCTGCGCATACGCGCCGATGTAGAGAATCGACGGCTGCGGCGACTGCGAGAAGTACAGCGCCGCGGAAAGGTATTCCGGCACGGTGGTGCCGAAGTCCTGCGCAACCTGGTCGAGACTGCTGTATTGACGCAGGCGCTCGGTGGTGTCGATGACGCCTGGCGTCGAGCCCAGAATCAGGAGTGCTCCGAAATTTCGGATCGCCGCAGCCAGCGGAGACATGACGACGCTGACGTTGACGATATCGCCAACGGAAAGGCCTTGTGACATGGTGGTGTCCTCTACGGGTGGTTATCAGTGACGATGCTGTCGTCGGCACTCAACAGATTCAGGATCGGATACAGCCGCACGGCGCTCGCGCGCATGCGGATCGGGACGTCGTAACGCTTGACCCATTGCTCATTCACCAGATCCGGCACGGCGAGTATCTGGTCGACGGACACGAGATCGATGCCTTGGGCGGCAATCGCCTCGCGGTTCTGCGCCAGGTACAGTCCATCGCGCAGGCAGCGTGCGTTGCCGTTGCCATGCGGGCCGTACAGGCTGGCCAGCAGTGTGAATTCTTCCCAGTGCGTGAGCGTGGTCGAGCCATCGCCGGTACCATCGTGCACTTCGGACGGGTAATCCATCGGGTTGAACTGGGTGATCCCGATCGCGCACCAGTCGGTCCCCGGCTCCGGCTGCTTCGGAACCACCGGCTGCCAGCGCGGGCGCACCAAGCTGCCGTCGATTCCGGTGATGCCGGCAACTGTCGCCTGCAACAAGTCGTCGAGCGCATCATCCGCGAGCGCAAGCACGCCCGTGCCCGGCAGAAACCCGCCGGTCGAGGAATCGTTGGTCACGGATCAACCCCCGGAAAGCTTCAGCGGCTCGCATGTCGCGGCCACAAAGCCGCGTCCGTAGGTCGAGTAATCGTTCACGCTCGAGACGGTGTATTGCCGGCCCTTCCAGATCACGATGTCGGCGTCCTTGCCGTCGAGGCCGTCGATCAGCTCGCAGGACGTGTGCACGACGATCGAGCCCTTGATGTAAGAGCCCTCGGCCAGGCGCGTCAACACGTCGCCGGTGTCGCTGGTGACCACGCCGTCGAACGGCGTGTTGCACGGATTGTTCACCGCGCGGCCGTCCTCACCGACTGTCTGCATGTTGCGCACGCGGATCAGGGACTTCGGCGCTTCCTTGAACATCGGATTGTCAAGGACACTGGAGACATCAAGCAGCGGCATTACTTCACCTTTCGGACGACGTAGGTCAGGCTGTTGCGAAGCTGCCCGGTGTCGATCAGGGGTTTGGCCCCCGTGCGCCCGCGTCGCGCGCGAGCGGCAATGGTGGACGCCTTTAGCGGAGGCGGAATGCCTTCGCTGATCTTTGCGCGTACCGCGTTGACCGCAACAATTCCGGCACTATGCAGTGCCTTGTCGGCCGCATCCAGCTTCCCGCCCAATGCCTGATCCGCGCCCCTTCGAAGCTGCTTGACGACTTTCGGCTGAGCGGCTTCAACTCCCGGAATCAAGAACGGCCGCGCAGGAATGTTGTTTGCCGGCGAGCCGAACTCGTTGATGTAGCCGATTGCGGCGTTGTTGATCGGGCCGTCCCTGCGTTCCGCATTGGCCGCTGGAATTCCAACCAGCGTTCGTTCCTTCACGAGAGACTGGATGGACTTCAGGACATCGGCCATCCGGTCTTTCGTGATCGTTACGGACATGCGCCCACCTGGATACCACCGGAGCCTATCATGCGCGCGAGTTGCAGAAACTGGATGCCGTACGAAGTCATGTTCCAGAACCCGCCATCGGTCAGCGTGACGGCTTGCGTGTCCATCGAATAGCTGACCTTGTCGACGGCCTCAGCGCTGTGGGGCCCGGTCATGGCGCCCGGCGTACCGCTTGCCTCACGCGAAGCAATCACCACGTGGTGCGCAGTGAATAGCTCCAGGCCAATGTCGAGCAGCGTGTCCCAGCGGTCGGCCGGAAGAAGATTGACGCCGACGCCGAGCCAGAACGTGATCACCGATTCCGGATACGCGGCGGTATCCGAAAGCTCGGGGAAATCGGTTCGGAACTTCGCGGCGTCAACGCTCACTTCTTCTCGCCCTCACCGGGGTCTTTCTTGCCGGACTTCTTCTCGCCCTCACCGGGGTCCGCTTCCGCATCACCGACATCGAGATGCGCCTTGGTGTACCAGTGCCCTGCCACTTCATCCGGGATGTCTTTGTGCACACCCACGTGGAACTGCTGCTGGTGACCGTCGGGGTGGGTGAAGGTGAACGCCTTCGCCACGGTGATTTTCTTGGCCATGATAACTCTCTCTTGGCTTTCGCCAGTGGTGGAGGGATTGCCGCGGCGCGGGGCCGCGGCGACCCGTCAGATGCCGTCCACGTACCCGACGGTTTCCGGGTACACGAACTCGACCACGCCCAGGCGACCGAAATAGGTCGTCAGCTGGTGGATGCCGCGGTATTCCAGCGGCGTGCGCTGCAGCGGCACCATCGGCCAGCGGACATAGTTGCGGTTGTTGGTGTAGGCAACCATGCGGTCTGCACCCGATGCACCGCGGCCGGTCAGCCACTTCACCGGCTGGATATCGAGCTCGCGGCCGTTGATCGAGTTGCAGATCGAGTTCTTCTTCAAGAACTCCAGCACCGAGATGTTGCCGGCCGAGCTGATCAGCGTGCTCACCAGGAGGCTGAACTTCAGCGGCGGCAACAGCAACTTGTCCGGGCAGACCGCAAACGCGGACGACTGCCACACCGAGTTCAGCAGCGCGTTCACGTCGGCCAGGATTTGCGCCGGCGTGGCAGTGCCCCACGTGCCCGTCACGGCATTGGTCGCGGTGACGGCCGAGCTGTTCGCCAGGCCCGGAACGTTGATCACCGGGTCGCCGATGTAGACCTGCTCATCGCAGTCCATGTTGTGCTTCAACTGCATGCCATCGAACTTCTGCGCATCCACCGGGCGGCCGAGACGCTGCGCGGACTCCAGTTCGGGGATGGTCCAGCCGATCTGCATGCCCCACAGGGTCAACGGGTTGGGCGTCTTGCCGATGTCCAGCGCGAGGCCTTGGATGGCGTTCGCATCCTTGCCGATCCAACTCTTGCCGTTCGGCGAAGGACCGCCGGCGGCCGCGAAGCTGGAGTTGGTGAAGCTCGAAACCTCGTCGGCGATCGAGACGTCTTCGCGGAGCTGGATGTCACGGCCCCAGGTGACCGCGGCCAGCGGCGCGTGCAGCGTCTGATCGAGACGCTCCAACTCACCGATCAGGAAGGAACCGGCGGAATCGATCGTTGCGCGATCGAAAGTCATCATGCCTTGGTCGCGGGTGTAGACCCCACGCACGACACGGACAAGCTGCTTCTGTTTCATCGAATTGTCCTCAAATGGTGCCCACAAAAAAACCGCCTTGCGGCGGCTCGGTTTGTGTCAGCGGGTGGGTTAGATGTTGTATGCGATCTCGACGTTGCCAGAGGCATCCGCCGCGCCCATGAAGGTGCAGTTGGTGATCGCGATGGTGTTGGTGCTGTCCGCGGCCGCTTCGATACCGCCGACGACCTTCGCGCCCGACGGGTTTGCGACGCGCACGTACACCTGGCCATCGAGCGCCGCGGTGCCGGAGTTCAGCTTCACGGTCATGTAGCCGCGCCGCAGCACGTTGGCAATGCCGCTGGTGGGCGGCGTCGCGGTGCCGAGCGGCTCTTGCGCGCTGTGCGTCGGGTACGGACGCACGAGCAGGCCGTAGACGGAAGCGGCGGTGTCACTGGCGCCGACGGGCTGCAGCTTGCCGCTGGCGACCTTGCCGAAGAGGCCGTATGCCGAGAACGTCGCATTGGGATCGAACGGCACCGACTCGATCGTCATGTTCTCGCGGCGGGAAACGTCGCCCGGAATCCCGGACGGCATGCGATACAGGAAACTGGTCATAACTTAACTCCTGCGTGGGTGGGAATCGTCCGGGTGGACTCAGTGGGCTTTGCTGCGATCGTTCCAGAACGCAGCATTGCGTTTGTTGACCTCAGCAGCGGTCAGCGGTTTGCCGAAGTCGCGGGTCGAGACATTGGTGCGCAGACCGCCAGCGTTGTTGTGCTGCTTCATCAGCTCGCTGGCCGCCATGAAGGCGAGGTTGAGCTGGGAAAGCGGCAGCTTGCCGATGGTGCTTCCGGAGAGCATCGGGTCGATCAGTTCGCGCCCGTGGTCGGTGGCGTAGGCCTGCTCGAGCGCCTTGCGCTGGCATGCGCAGAGCGCGGCCACGCGTTGGGCATCGGTGGTCTTTGCATCGAACGTCGGAACCTTGGTGCCGGGAGCGAGGATCTCGGCGCGCTGGGCAATGATGCGCATCGCGTCGCCCGTGTAGAGCTTCACGCCGGCGTCGTCGAGCTTCTCGCCGGTCTCGGCGTTGATGACGGTGTCGTCGGTCTTTTTCTTGCCGGCGTCTTCGTCGTCATCCTCGTCGTCGTCCTCGACCTTTTCCTTGAGTTCCTTCATCTCCTCGTCCAGAGCCTTGAAGCGGTCGCTGAACTTCCTGTCGAGCGCGCGGATCGCGTCAGCGGTCTCGTTGTCCTTTTTCTTGCCTTCCTCCTCTTCGGATTCGGCGTCTTCGGCCTCCTGGGCCAGCTTCTCGATTTCATCGGCATCCTTGGCCTTGAACGCACGCATCAGCATGTCTTTGAACGAACGCTTTTTCTGGGTGCCCATATCACTATCTCCGATGGCGCAGCGCGGGCCACAACGGCCTCGCTCCACTAGCGCGACGTGGTTGATGACAATGTTGCGCTGTACCCCGCGCCCGGGTGCGACTTGCTCGTAATCGGCTTGATAGCCGAGTGAGACTTCTTCGATGCCGCCCTTTTGCACGGCGTCAATCGCCTGCTGGTCGGTGATCAGCAGGTCGGCGAGCATCAGATCGTTCAAGATTCCCTCGCCGCGCCGCACGTTCAGCATCGATCCGCGCGCAAGCGCTCCGAAATTCGCGGGATCAACGAACTCGTCAGGATGCGAAAGCGTGGTCGGCTTACCTTCAGCGCTGGCTAGCGTTTCCGCGCGAAACAGTTCTTCCGGTGTGCGGCTGACGCGGATGATCCCGGTGCCGTCACCTTCGACCGGCACTTCATCCTCGCCATACAGCATCTCGCCGACACGCGCGACAGGGACGTCCTGGCACAGCAGGAATCCTTCGGGCGTGAGTGAGCGTGTCGGGCCGAGCTTCTGTGTGACATAGAACTCGGCACGATCGACAGTGAACGACATGGTTTCAGTCTTCCGGCAGGATGGGTTCCGGGTAGCACCGGCAGTTGTAAATCTGCCCGGCATGCGTAACCGTTCCATCGGATAGGTGCGGCGGTGTATCCCAGCGGACAACCTTGCCCGCCATTTTTCGATGCGACTCGCGCACGTCTGAATCGCCGGCCGTGCGCCATATGTATTCGACGCTACCGACATGCTGCGCGCGCGCCTGCATCAGCGTGGATGCCGTGCGCGCCACTTCCGTACGCGCGATCAGCGTCGCGCGATTCATCGACACTTCGCCCGAGCGCGCGATCTCTTTCGCTATCTCGCTGGCTCGGGTCGAATCCTCCAGCCCCTTCAGCGTCAACTCATGCACGCGCTGCGCCGCGTCCAGCGGCAGGGACTTGATCAACGTCACCTGTTCGCCCAGCAGCGCGCGCAGCACTTCGCCCGTTGGCGCCGTGCGCACCTCGTGCCGGATGCCAAGCGAGAGTTCCCGTGTCAGTTCAGCCCATACCGACTCGTCGCGCTTGTCCACGCCGGCGAGCATCCGACTAGCCGTCTGCACGGCCCACGGCTCCAATGCTTCGGCGTACTTCTCCAGCATCTGCCGGATCGTCGGCACCACGCTCGGATCGGTCGCGTCGAATCCATTGATCAGGTGCCCGACCTGACGCGCGACTTTCCTAAGCTGCTGCGCGTACTGGATCTCCGCCGCCCTTGACTTGATCGGGTTCCGGCTTCGCCGCCGGGTCGGCGCTTCGTCCCTCATTGCCCGGGATGGCATTCGGATCATTGAGCTCGCTCAAGTCGGGAAGTTCGCTTTCGGCTGCATTGATCTGGTCATCGGTGATGTTCGTGAAGATGCCGGTCACCTGGCTGGACTGCTTCAATTCCTGCAGCGCCGTCTGCTCGCTGATCAGGCCGGCATCAAAGGCACCTGTCACGGCCGTGGTGACGTTCGTGGCCACCTCCGCGCGTTCCACGTTGCCAAGCTGCGAGAGCGGCGCGAATTCCAGATTGAACGACTCGTCAGGCGCTTCGCCAAGCTCCGAACGGTGCAGGATGTCGTACACCAGAGAGATCGGCGCCATCAGCCGACGCTCCTGCTCCTGCTTGATGCGGTCGTAGTACGTCTTCAGGTCCGACTCGCCGGTCGAGTTCAGGCCCGCCGGCGATTGCCCGAACAGGCGCACCAGCGGGATTTGAAGGGCGCCCGCGAGTTGCTGGCCTATCTGCAACAGCACGCTGTCGAGTCCGGCGAAGGTGTACGTGTTCGTGACCATCTCGTCTTTCGAGTCCATGAGGGTGAGTCCCTCGTTGGACTGAAAGCGCCGGATCATGTCGATCTGCTTCACCAAGCCTTCGAGCGCCGGGCCGCCGGTGGCGATGATCTCGCGCAGGCCTTCGACCTTGTACGTGCGCAGATAGGCCTTGTAGACCAATTGCGATGCGCCGGTAGTGGTCGAATCGAATGCGATTAGGCGATCGAACAGGCGCTCGATGACCGATTGCCCCCACAGGTTCTCGCTCAGCCGCTGCCAGTACGGCAAGTCAACGCCATCGAGCCGAACCACGCGGCTGTAATGGATACGCTGGCGACGCAGCGCGAGACCGTCGGCGACGATGTCGTAATAGCGCGGCCGCCCCAGATTCGGGCCAAGCTCCGTGATCAGGTCATTCATTGACGGCTGCACCAGCCACCGATCCATGGCATAGATGCCCTTGAACTGGCCGCGACCGATCGTGTCCAAGTTCAACGGCGTGGCCATGTTCTGGCCGTCGATCAACAGCACGCCCACCGCGCCGCCGTATAGCCGCGACCACTTGATGGTGTCGCACAAGCTCTGCCACAGACCCAAGCGCTTTTCGGCCTTGGTCAGTTTCTCAAGGGCCTTAGGGTCGAGCTCGCCGCGAATCTCCACGCCTTCGCGCGTCATGTCCTCGGCGACGACATCGACCGCCTGGCCGACAATCCAGCTCGACCGGTACATGGCCTCCATCTGCACGCGATTGCGGCTGATGAAGTCGAACTGGTACCCGGCCGCGGACGATTGATTATCCGTGCCGTAGCCTACGCGCGCTTCGAAGTTCGCGAAGCTGTCATGTGCCATCCAGCGCTTGCCGACGGCCGCGGGAAGCTGCGACGCCTGCTTCGGGCTATGGATGCGGCGATTCTTGCGGCTCATGCAGCCCCCGCCAGCTTCGCCCATACGCCCGTGCCACCGCGGCGCTGAATGTATCCGTCGAGTGAGTAGCGCAAGGCATCTATCCCATGGTTGAACTTATCGACAATGATCGGAAGGACATCGCCGCTCTTCTTGTCGACCTTGTACGAATACAGCCGGAACTCGCGCGCGATGTTCACGCAGCGCGGGTGCACCTTGATCTGCTTGAAGCCCTTGAGGTGAGCGATGCCGTCCTTGATGGACCCATCCCATTTCTCGGCGCCGTCGATCTGGAAACCTTGGCGTCGCATGTAGCTGATTGTTTCAGGCCGTGCACTGTCGGCCTTGATTGGCCACGCGCGCGATTCCGGAACCGTGTCGAACAGCTCGGCCGTGTCATCGATCTCGACCTGATAGCCGAATGCCTCGTAGTCGATGTGAAGAACGTCATCGAGGATCCAGCTTCGAATCAGCGCCGTTGGATCGACCGCAAACCCCCAGTCCGCACCGAAGAACAGACGTGTTCCTTCCGGCGGCTCGCCGAACTCTTCCACCGTGACGCGCTTACGGAAGATGCGCGCCTCGGAAATGGAGACGTATTCCCCCTCCCAGACATGCCCGTAATCGTCATCCTCGGCCGACTGGTCTCGTGAACGCTCTTCCTCGAGCTCTGCCGTGAACCATGGGTTGTCGCGCCAATTCGCTTCGACAACCGCGGCATCCTCTGGCCGATGCGGGCCACGCAACAGCACATCAACCGGATCCTCGTCACTTTCCGGGTTCCATGAAAACCACAGCTCCGAACCCGGCTTGCGGATCGTTGGCCGAAGTAGCTGAAGGCTGCGCTTTGAAAGCGACTGCGCCTCTTCAACCCATGCTACGTCGTAGCCTTCCAGCGACTTGATCGACTCCGCAGTGTGATCCTGCATGCCCTGGAAGATGATCTGGCCGCCACCCGGCGTCTTGATCTTCGATTCCTGGACGTAGAACAGGCTCTCCACGCCCATCGCGCTGATCTTGTCCTCCAGCAGACGCTTGACCGATTCGTCGAGCGACTTCTGAACCTCGCGAATGCATACCGCCCGCAGGCCGCGCTGGCACACCGCGCGCTCGATCAGGCCGCCGCCGAAGAAATGTGATTTTCCCGAGCCGCGGCCGCCGTGCGCGCCCTTGTATCGCGCCGGTTGCAGCAGTGGCGCGAATACCCGCGCCGTCGGGATATCGAGAATCATGCCCGTTGGCGTGGATCAACGATCGTTCGGCGTACTTCTTCAACTTGAACAGGACCGCCGTTCGGGCCGGTGAATTCGACTGAGTTCAGCTTGGGGTGAACGTACGGCGCTGCAGCCTTGGCTGCCTCGAGCCGTGTGTCCTGATCCAGCTTTCTGTTCCGCATCAGCTTCAGCATGTAGTCGAGCGGTGTCAGACCCGACTTGCGGATGGCTGCCTCGCGTGCCGCGCTTGCCTTGTTCGGCGTGCCCTTCTGGCGTCCTCCGCGCCGCTCTCCCGGTTTCGATCCTCGTGCCATGGCTACTTTTGCTATTCGGCGGCTACTTTTGCAACTTGATACGAAAGCGCATCGATCACCCGCCCGATGTCGTGGTCGAGCGTGTTGTCGAACGGCAGTTGTGGCGTTCCGATGCGCACCAATTGCGTGGGCAACGTCATCTCCCACGGAATCTCGGTCACCACGTCATTGCCGTTCCGGGTCGCGTAGACCGGGACCTTGGTGTAGGCGAGGAACTTCGCCAATGTGTCATCCAGACACAGCCTCGGCGGCTCAAACGCGTAGATCGGCACGACGCATCCCAGCCGCGCCAGCGTGGCGCCGTAAAGGATCGCCATTGCAGCCCCGAGACTGTGCCCGGTGACGGCCTTCGGACGCGGCAGGGCCAAGCACGCCGGCAGGACCGCCGACAGCGCGTGCCAGAATCCCGCGTGCACGTTGCCGAAGCCGATCACGTTCAGCGGACGGCAATCGGCATCGTGCAGGAACGCCATCACGTTGTCGGAACCGCGGAAGCAGTGCACGCCACAATAGACGTGCATCCGCGATGCGCTGTCCGGCTCGCCTACGGTTGGCGAATCGCTGTAGCAGCGCTGTGCCAGCCGCGCGTAGTCGACGGGGTTCACTTGGTGGACGTCGCCGAGGCGGCCTTGGCTTGCTGCGCGGCCTGAACCTGTTGCTGCACCACGCCGATCGCGCCCACAGCAATTTCAGCCGCGACCAATCCGGCCTGAACCTGCGCGAGCTGCGCGGGCGGAAGCGGCAACGATCCGGCAACTTGGCCCAGGGCGGGCAGGACCGTCTGCGCGAACGCCTGCACGTTGGCAATGCTCACCGTCGCGCCGGCCGCGCACGCCGCGGCGACTGTGGGCTGGATCTGCTTCAGCGTCGCGCCAGCCTTCACGGCGGCGGGCACGGTCGGCAGCGTGGCGTCGAGCGCTTCGAACTGCACGATGGCGGCCTGCACCGGCGGGCACGCGATCGCCAGAATCTGGCCCGGCGGGATCGATTCGGTCTGGGTGGTCGAGCATGCCGACAAACCCAGCACGCACGCGAACAGCGCGGCCGCAAGGGTCGCGAGCAATTTGGTCTTCATGGGGAACCTCGTCAGTTGTCGCGTTGGTGAAAATCGTTGCCCGGTGGAATGGGCATCTTGGGAAGCGGCACGGTGACCGGCGGACGTGCAGGCGTTGCCGCGCGTTCAGCACTACGCGAGCTACCGAAGTAGTAGCCCACGACTGCGGCGACCTGGGCGACCAGAGCCATCACAAGGCCGTCGAAATACTTGGCGTTCACGGCCGGAAGCGGCACGAACAGCAGCGCCACGATCAGCGCGCAGTACAGCAGCACGATCACTAGCGCGATCACGCTGCCGACGATTCCGCGGTCTTTCATAGAAAGCCCCCAAACTGCGGCTGCCAGCCGCGCGCGAGTTTCTGGCGTACACGATCGACCGCTTCATCCACAGTGATCTTGCCGTCGGTATTGGCATCGAGCCCGGCGTTCTGCCGGTAGGCTGTGCCATCGGTGAAAATCACGGCATCACCGGCGGCGCCGATGTAGCGCGGCATCAGGATCGCCATGTACATGTCGGCAAGGCTGCGGATGCGGCCCTTGTACGGCTCGAAGTAGCGCTGCACGTACACCAGCTGCGCCACCGGCGACATGTCTTCCAGGTCTTCCGTGGTCGTGCCCAGCCCGCGTGCCGTCGCCGGCATGAACTGGATCAAGCCCACTGCGCTGCTGCCCGCCTGATTGCGCACGCTGGCGCTGAAAGACTCGCCCGACTCGAACGCGATGCAGGCCATCACCCACGACGCGAAATCCGATGGCCATCCCAGCAACGCGCACATGCGCAGCACCGCGCGCGTGAAGCCGGAACCGGCATGCTTGGACCAAGCAACAATCATCGCCCGAACCCGTGCGTCACGCCGTAGGCGAACAGCATCACGATCGCCCAGAACAACAAGCGCTTCACGAGCTGCAGGATTCCTACCCCGGCGCCCCTCACCACGCGATTCGCCAATCGGGATTCAAGAGCCGCTGCAATCGCTTGAACATCAGCGTCGGACAGCGTGCGCTCCCCCTGCTCGATCATCACACGAATCCCCCGTTCCTGCGCTTGATCTTGTATTGCCGCTCGATCGCGTACGTTTTGCACAGCGCATCCGATGGCCGCACCGGCTTCACCAACCCGCGTTCTTCGGCCAGCTTGCGCGGCAATGCCTGATCGCAGCCATCGCAACGCGGCCAGTCGTAGCGAGCGGCGCGCTTGATCATGCGTTGCTGACAACCTGCACGGTCAGCGGCCCGAACGGAACGATTCGCCCATCCCGGTAGTTCACGCTGCCGGTGATCGTGTACGTGCCTGGCTTGTCGTACGGATGCCGGCCATCGGCGCCCCAGCCATTCGTCCCGTCGCCGAAATTCCACGCGATCTTCGCGACGGTCTCTGGACTTCCGCCGAACGTTCCCGGGATCTCGATATGGTCGACGGCGTCCGCCAACGTGACGTCCACGGGGTAGTGGTAGAGGATGCTCAACCCGTCCGCGACGACGCTCGGGGCGTCCGCACTGGACGTCGTCGTCGGTGGCGGCGGCGGCGGCGAAACCGGCGGCGGATCGGTCGGCGTGCTTGTCGGCGTCGGATCGATCGGAAGCGCATCGGCCAGCACGGTCACCTTGAGCTTGCCGGCCACGCCTGCGCTGCTGTCCGTGATCGTGGTCGTGCCCGCCGCTTTCGCGGTGAATGTCGCTGTCCAACTATTCGCGTTCGCCACGATTGCCTTGTCGAACCCGGAAAAAGCATTCGACGCGACCGGCTTTGTGGTGCCGTCGCTGAAATTCAGCACGGCCGAAACCGTGAATACATCACCCACCTTGAGCGCGGTCACATCCTTGTCGGCGGTCAGTGTCATGCCGATCAGCGTTGGGGCCGGCGGGGTAACCGGAACAGGCGGCGCAACCGTGATCGTGATGCCAGCGGGCAACGCCACGTCCTGCGTGTTGCCAGAGTCATCGGTAAAGGTGATCTTGCTCACGGTCAGCCTGCTTTGAGTGCGATCAGCACGCCACCCGACGTGCCGAAATTGCCGTTGGAGAATTGCGCCGATACGTCGCCCGTCGCGCCGGCCGTAGCCTGCGCTTGATAGGCCATGATCGTCGCGTACGACGAATTGTTGGTATTGTTCACGCTGCCGTAGCCGCTTGGCGCCGTGAAGGTTCCGATTGCGCCACCCGACGAGGCCACCGCACCAACAAACACCAGCATGTCGCCGTCGGAAAGCGTGGTGATGCCGGTCGCGGTGATGATCACCGGGCGATTGCCGCTCAACGTGTTAAACGTGCCGAGCACATCCACCATGCTCGCGACATCGACGCCACGGAACACGGCCGGAGTCGTTGCGTAGCTGGACACGGAAAGCGAAACCGAACCTGCCGCCACGTCAGCCGAAGTCAGCGGGTAGCCGTACACGCGCACATGACGCCCGCTCGTGTAAACCCCGTCCGCGATGATCGTGGTGCTGCCGGACGGCGGCGTAATCGTCCCGGTGTTGCCGCCCTGATACACGATCAGAAGCGTATCGCCAGCGGCACACCCGGCGGGCAGCGCGATTGAACTGATTGCGCCGTAGGTTGGCGTGCACGCGCCTACAAAGCTCGCGGCCGTCGATGCCACCGGCAT